GCGTCATCTGCATCAGCGGCCAGCACATCAGCCAGCAATGCGTCCACCAGCGCAAGCAATGCAAGCACCAGCGCAAGCAATGCGTCTAGCTCTGCCTCTGCCGCAAGCACAAGCGCCAGCAATGCAGCCACAGCACAGACAGCGGCTGAAGCAGCAAGAGATTCGGCCTTGGCTGCATACGACAACTTTGATGATCGCTACCTTGGCCCTTACGCCAGCAACCCAACTGTAGACAACGACGGCAATACACTACTTGCTGGCGCTTTGTACTTCAACACCGTGGCGCCAGAGATGCGCTTATGGACAGGCTCTGCGTGGGTAGCTGCTTATGTGTCTGGCGCGGGGCTTCTATCTGCCGCAAATAACCTCTCTGATGTTGCTAACACCGGTACAGCTAGAACAAACCTTGGCCTTGCAATTGGCACAAACGTACAGGCATGGGACGCTGATCTAGATACATGGGCAACTAAGACTGCTCCATCTGGCACTGTTGTTGGTACAACTGATACGCAGACGCTAACAAACAAGACGTTGACGACTCCTAACATATCTAGCATCGGTAACACTGGTACTCTGACCCTACCAACATCGACAGACACTTTGGTAGGCCGTGCAACAACTGATACGCTGACCAACAAAACCCTGACAAACCCAACAGTAACTAACTATGTTGAAACTGTGGTGGCTATTGGTAACTCAGGCACTTCACAAACTTTGTCCTTGACCAACGGCACGGTGCAGACTGTCACGATGACGGGCAACTGCACGTTCACCATGCCAACAGCAACGGCTGGCAAGTCATTTATTCTGATAGCAACTCAAGACGCAACTGGTTCACGCACTGCTGTATTTACAAGTGTGAAGTTTCCCGCAGGAACAGCACCAACACTGACTACAACCGCAACCACAGGGCGAGACATCTTGACATTTGTTGCTGATGGCACTAACTGGTATGGCACTTACGCACAGGCATTCGCATAATGTTAGCGGCTAAAGACACCCTCCTTACTAGACCTAGCGGTGGCTATCAAATCAGCCGCAGTGTGCGTTTGCGTTCAAGTGCATCTGCTTATTTGCAGCGCACAAATGCAACTACAGGTACTGACCCATTAAAGTTTACTGTGTCGGGTTGGATGAAGCGAGGATTATCCACTGCCGCATATTTCCCACTACTCGGTTCTGATACAGGCTCAAATGCTTTTGACTTTATCGGGTTTCAAAGTGACAACCTTGCTTTCCGTATTCGCAATTCATCTTCTGTTGATTTAGTTCAAGTTGTTTCATCTGCGGTATATCGTGATTTTTCTGCGTGGTATCACATTGTTGCTGTACATGATTCAGCAAACGCAACCACTGCCGAGCGTATTAAATTATATGTTAATGGTGTGCAAGTTACAGCTTTAGGCACTGCTAATTATCCAGCTTTGAATGCCGCACCTGCTGGCGACTTTCTGACCGATATGCAAATTGGTAGAACAAACACCAATAGCTCAACTCAAAACTATGGTGATGGTTACATTACTGAAGTCAACTTTATTGACGGTCAAGCCCTGACACCATCATCCTTTGGTGAAACAGACACCATAACAGGTGTATGGAAACCTAAACGTTACACAGGTACATACGGCACTAATGGTTTCTATCTGAACTTCAGTGACAACAGCAACAACACAGCGGCAACCATAGGCAAGGACTACTCAGGCAACAGTAATAACTGGACTCCTTTCAACATCAGCGTGACTGCTGGTGTGACGTATGACTCTATGTTGGATTCACCAACACCATATGCTGATGGTGGAAATGGGCGGGGGAACTATGCAACGTTAAATCCGTTGCAGTCAGCAGTTGCACCATCTGATGGAAATTTGAAAATTACTGGTGCAACGGCTCATAGAAATTCTTTGGGAACAATCAACCTTCCTTCTACCAGTAAATTTTATTTTGAGGGATTTGCGCCAGCTATTCAAAGATTTGCATTTGGTTTAGCACAGCGCACTATGGATTTAACTGTAGATGCAGGCTCAAGTAGTGTTTTTAGTGGGATTTACGGAGATAGTTCATTAACAAGATGTTGGAATAATGGAACATCTTTATTTACTTTCTCAGCAATTGCCGCCAATGATGTATTTCAAATAGCGGTAGATTGTGCAACAGGAAAAGTATGGTTGGGCAGGAATAACACATTCTATTCATCTGCTGGCGCTACAACTGGTGACCCTGTTGCTGGAACTAATGCAACATTTACACTTGCAAACATTACTGACTACACTTCAGTTCTTGGTGTTTACGACAGTGCAAGTAACTCTTATATTAACTTCGGCCAACGCCCATTCAGCTACACCCCACCTACAGGGTTTAAAGCACTGAACACGCAAAACCTACCTACGCCTACGATTAGCAATGGTGCTCAGTACATGGCGGCTACAACTTATACAGGTACAGGGGCAACGCAAAGCATTTCAAACGCAGTCAATGGCATTTCATTTCAGCCTGATTGGGTGTGGATAAAACGTAGAAGCGGTGCAACTGACCATGCTCTTACGGATGCAGTTCGTGGGGCAACAAAAGAATTAAAATCTAATACAACTGGCGCTGAGACAACGGCGGTTAATGGACTGACCGCATTTAATTCAGGTGGATTTAGTGTAGGAACTGCCGCAGACTACAACACAAATGCCGCCACATATGTAGCTTGGCAATGGAACGCTGGCGGCTCAACAGTGACCAACACTAGTGGTTCTATTTCATCACAGGTAAGAGCAAACACCACTGCTGGCTTTAGCGTGGTAACTTGGACGCACAACAATTCAACAGGGACTATTGGTCATGGTTTAGGTGTTGCTCCGCAAATGATTATTGCTAAAACTAGAAACGGAGCAAATGATTGGATGGTTTATACACAAGCCAGAGGAGCTACCAAAGCTTTATTTTTGAATTTAACAAACGCAGAAGCAACTACAGCTGCTACTTGGAATAATACCGCCCCAACTTCAACTGTATTTACTGCAAGCACTACATTTACAACAAACACTTGCGTAGCCTACTGCTTTGCCCCAGTAGCTGGCTATAGCGCATTTGGTAGTTACACAGGCAATGGTAGTACAGATGGTACGTTTGTATTTACAGGTTTTAGACCACGGTTTGTGATGATGAAGCGCACTGATGTGGCAAACGCTTGGATGATGTATGACACTGCAAGAAATACAGAGAACGTAGTTAGCAAATATTTGTTTGCTAATGCAGCAGATGCAGAAAACACAGGAAGTGGGTCAGCTGACTTGGTTGATTTTTTGTCAAATGGATTCAAACTTCGTTGTACAACATTAGCTGAAAATGCCAACGGTGGCACATACATTTATATGGCATTTGCCGAAAACCCCTTTAAAAATTCTTTAGCGAGGTAACTCATGTTTTTACTTAACGGCAATCCACTTTCACTTGACACACCATTTAGCATTGATGGAACGTCATACCCTGCCAACTGGCTACGCTTAACAAGCATTGCAGAGAAGAATGCTGTTGGCATCACTGAGGTGGAAGATGTGACCATCACATACGATGATCGCTTCTACTGGGGCGTAGACAATCCCAAGCAATTGGAAGACATCACAGTCACGCCAGACCAAGGTGACCCATACACACAGCACGGACTCAAACACCAGTGGACTGCCACAGTCAAAGACACCGCTAATAAATTACTGGCGCAGTCTGACTGGATGGTCATTCGCAAGGTTGAGCGTAGCGTTGATGTGCCTGCTGAAACAGTTACCTACCGTGCCGCAGTCATTACTGAATGCACACGACTGGTTACTGCTATTGCTGGCGCTGCCAATGTACCTGCTTTGATTGTTGTAGTAACTGCACAAGGATGGCCAGCATGACACCAGTTGAAGCACGACTAGACACGCACGAACAGGTGTGCGAGTTTCGCTATGACAGCATCAATGCTCGGCTCAAGCGCATTGAGCACATCCTGATCGGCAGTTGCGCCGCCATCATTAGCATGTTATTGGCGTTGGTGTTGAAGTTGTGATGTGGATCCAATCAGCCTTTGCCTGCTTGCGGCAGGTCTGGTCAAGCAGATCCAAGCTGGGTGCGAGCTGTATCGCTCTGCAAAAGAATCTTTTGTTGAGATCAAAGCAACTGCTGACGAAGTCATTGCCATTGGCAAAGAGGTACATGGCTTCTGGGGCCAGCTCCTTGCGTTCTTTGGCAGCAAGCCAAAGCCCCAAGCTGCAAAGCCTGTGGCAAAAAACAAGAAGTCTGCTTATGTCGCTGTTGACGAAACTCAAGTCAAAGTTGACATCGTTAAAAACCTGACTGAATTTTTTAAGTTGCAAGAGCAGCTGGCTGCACACATAAGGGAAGAAGAAGAGAAGAGCAAAACAGTCTACGACCCTGACCAAAATTTAATGGAGGCCGCGCTCAAGAGAACCATGGCCATGCAAGAAATGGCAGCGCTGGAAGTCACGATAAGAGAAACGATGGTGTACCAGTCGCCGCCTGAGATGGGTGCTCTTTTTAGTGCTGTCCACGAAATGAGAGAAGTGATTGAAGAGGAACAGACAAAAGCAAGACTCAAGCAAGAAGCAAAGAAACGGCAAGAACAATGGCAACTCAGGCAAGAGGAAAGAAACTTGCGAGCAAAGCTCGCAGCAGTAGTAGTGACTACCCTCTTCCTCCTCTACCTGTGGCTGTGGCTCCTCCTGATAAATCGGTGGGGGAAGACATGATCGGGTGGATCGCAGCTTGTGTTTTTGCAGGGCTGATGCTGCCGCTGATAGCCATGCTGTACCTTGACACGCTAGAGACAAAGAACGAAGCAAAAGTAGCGCTGGAAAAGCTCGAAAAACTTAGACGGCAAGTGGAACATCAACAAAGGAAAGGAAACAAGGATGACTAAGCAGCTAGAAAAAAATTCAACATACAACCAATTTGATACTGATGGCGACGGCGTTGTCACTGACGACGAACTGGCTAAATCAGAGCGCATGATGCAGTTGGAGAACATGGATGCACTCGCGGATCAACAGCGTGTGATGGCATGGGTAGCTATGGGGCTTCCATTTGCAACCATCGTCTTCTTGTGCCTGCCGTACATAACTGATGCACGGGTGCAGCTGATCATGGGCTTGGCCACAACCTTTGCAGCAGCCATGGGCACCATCGTGGTCGCCTTCATGGCCGCCACTGCATACATCCGAGGCAAGATGAATGATGCGTGATCTTCTCTCTGGCGTGTTTGCCTTGGTGCTTGTCTTCGGTGGCGGGTACTGGACTGGCAAACATTTTGAAGCCAAAGCACAGCAAGAAGAAGTTGACAAGCTCAACACCCAAGCACGGGCAAAGGAAGCAGCGCTTGCAGCTGCCGTCACAACAACAGCAAACGCATTGAGGTCATCAAATGAGAAAGCAAAGACTATTGCAAAGCAGCGCGATGCTGCTATTGACAGTGGCACTTACCGGCTGCGGGTTCCTGTCCAAGCGACCTGCCCCGTACATACCGCCACAGATCCCACCCCTGCCAGCGGAAGTGACACAGGAGAAGCACGAGCCGACCTTGACCCAGCGTTTGGAAAAGCTCTTTTCGCCCTAGTCGAAGAAGGGGATCGCGCAGTACAAAAACTAAACGCATGTATTGGACTTTATAACTCAGCGATTGAATCGCAGAAAGGTATCAAATGAATCTGTCAGCAAACTTCAGCCTGCATGAACTAACTAAGTCAGAGACAGCCTTGCGTATGGGGTTGGATAACACACCGGATGATGAGGCTACAGAGAACCTACGCTTGCTATGCGAGAAAGTTCTACAGCCAGTGCGAGATCACTTTGGCAAGGGTGTCAAGGTTAACTCTGCTTACCGCTCACCTGAGTCCAACGCTGCTGTCGGCGGCTCCAAGACCAGCGACCACTGCAAGGGCATGGCTGCTGACATTGAGATACCCGGCGTGGCCAATGCAGAGCTGGCGCAGTGGATCATGGATAACCTTGATTACACCCAGCTCATCCTTGAGTTCTACACACCGGGAATTCCTGACAGCGGCTGGTGCCATATTAGCTATGACCCAGCTAACCTAAAGAATCAAGAGCTGACGGCCACCAAGGTGGCAGGCAAGACAACCTACCTGCCGGGCTTGGTGGCTTGATCATTGAGCTGCGCCCAGCGCTTTACGGCGCTGGCTGTAACTGGCTGTGTGCCTGATCCGCTTGACCATGTCAATGCGGCGCAAAGTATCTTCGTTAGCATCACGCAGATTTTTTAGCGCGTCTAGGCGTTCTTGCACAGTTCGCTTGCCAGCTCTTGCGGTCAAGTCGCCCAGCTCTTCGTAAGCGTCAGCCCACTCATCTAAGTCTTGGTGTACTGATCTTTGTTGAACTAATTTTGGGTCAACCTTGCCGGGCACCAGCAATGCAAAGCCAACGGGCTGGACGCTGTCATCAACC